GCTGCATCCATTTAGGAAGGTGCTCGTACATCAACTGATAACGATGCAAAACTTCTCGAGCAGCGGTAGCCTTATTAGCCAAAATAGCGACTGTTTTACTAGACTGAAACAGTGTATACCAAAGAATGTATGCAGCAGAAGATGTAGTCTTACCCTGCTGTCGTCCTTCCATGAGAATGACCTTGCGATTCTCGTGGATGATCTTGATCTTATTAACCTGACATGGATACAATTTGAATGGTTGTAGTCCGTGATCCAACGTAACGATCTTACAGTAGTTGTTGATGAAGTGCACTGGATCGTCGGCGCACTTCAGATACTCCTTCACCTGATCTTCGGTGAAGTCTATCTTTATGTTAGCTGCTTTTAGATTGTTGTTTGAATTATAATAACGTAGATTGTCTGTCACTTATGATTCAGTCCAAGTTTCAGTGATTACGCCAGTGTTGGTGTTTCCAACTGCGTCTAGTGAGGCTATTATTGCATTCTCATTATCTAAATCTGCAACGTCAACTTCAACATTCGTGATGATTTTGCCAGACGTCGCTGGACCAAACATCATAGTCTTCAGTGTAAAGTTCATCGTGTAAGTAACGAATCTTCTCGTTTGAAAGTCACCATCATACTCATCTTGGAGAGTCACAGAATTCAAGATGATTGGAACGTCGACGACGACGTTATACTCTGGCATGACTTTCACAGACATAGTAAACTCTGGCGAGAAATATGGAAGAATCTGCTCTACTACCTGTAGTCCATCTTCCTGAGTTTTAGATATCGCGTACAGAGAGATGTCAATGTTATATGGTACTGGAGCGAATGTTCTACTGACTGTTGTGCCATTACCGCATGTGATAGTAGAGTTTCTATTAGTCTTTCGTGAAGGATCATAGCTCATACCCGTAATCTCAAACGAGAGTCTAGGTAGACTTATATAAGTGTGATTTTCTAGAGTAGGATCTTGATCTATTCTTACGAACCACTTCTCCTTCGGAGCGTATGATATAGGCACTGCTACTACTTGAGACGCAGTCCCGTTGATTGTTCTAGATGTAACCGTCTGAGCGGCGCTCACAGTATATGTTCCAATTTCACCAGTGCCAGTACCAAACGCTGTTATCTTTGTTCCAGCAGTTACACCGGTAGCCGACAATATTGTTCCAACCGTTAAAACGCCCGATGTAACACCAGTAACGGTGAGAGTAGTACCTGTAATTGACCCAACGATCACTGCGCTGTAACCAGTACTCTTTCGCTCTATGCACATATCACTAAAGAGACTTCCAAAAGACACAATTATCTTTCGAGTAATCTGGTGATAGAATGGAGTCTGATTAATCATTAGTCACCAAATGGGTTTGTTTTGTCAAATACGATAGGAAGCGCTTCAGCCTTGAAACTAGCGTTGTTTCCGTAACTATCGGGTGTTTCAACGTTTGGTTGCTTGGTAACGTCAAAGGTCTTAAGAGTTTCAAACTCATCGATGTCGGCAACGTTCGTGTCTATCTTCTCTGAACTGTATTGGAAGAGTTCGACTTGAAGTTTGTAGACATAGAGCTTCTTCAGTTGATAGAATGGATCTTGGTGTTGAACGAACTTAATCTCGAACAAGCCAGTAGTGAGAGGAAAGTATAGCAAGTCACCTTCAGCTGGTCTATTTGGTAGTATGACTTTTCCAGTATTAGCGCCGACTAGAAGATCCCAAGTGCGTCTAGCAACTGTAAGAGTCGCAGACTGTTCCATCATTAGACCAAACTTCTGTATGAACGCTCCCTGTCCCTCAAATCCATCAACACTCTCAAGATACATCTCGATAGGATAGGCGTTCTTAAACTCACTAAGTCTATCTTCGCCTAGGATGTTATCTTTAGCGACTAGAGTTCTGGGTATGTAGTGAAACAACTGACCCCATATCCTAATCGACTCTATGATCAAGTCTTCGAGTAGATTCTGTTCGGATGTGGTCCCGTGAGTGAAGTAAGGATTCAGCGCCACAGTTTATCCCAAGAAAAATTCCAGAGGCGCTGACTTATTCATCAGATCATCTTCTAAATCCTTGATCTCCTGCATCGCTTCGTCGTACAGTTTATCACCGTCTATAGTTACACCGCCTGGAAGTTGCATTCCGCTAAACTTCTTTAGGTTAGTAGCCCACTGCTTCTTTATTAGAGCAGTGGCGAAGTGCTTGAGCCACTTATCATTGTACATCTTAGTGACTACTTCTGGGTCCAATGCGCGATAGCACTCAACTAAAATGTAGTTACCCGCTAACATTTCTTCTGTCCAACTCGCTTCAATGTAAAGTTTGCTGTTTAACTTATTGAACCTATAGAGAGGATGACCATTTAGAGTCATGTCTAGAAGCGCTAGGTGGCTCATCACTTGACTATAATAGATGATAGACGTAGAAGTTAGATCGTATAGATCATTTAATCTCAACTGATACTGAAGATCAAAGATAGACTTAGAAGTAGAAGTGCCAGACGCAACTGGAAAAACGCGCGTTACACCATAGACCAGGTCGGGAAGAGTGATGAATTGATCTGTGACATTCTGTGTAGTGATCTGGTGCTTAAGGTATACTTTTTCGACGCCGTCATAGTGATAGAGTCTAAAGTGCTCTATAGCTTCGTCTAGACGATCTTCTACTTGTGTGCTGTCAACGTTTATTTCTACGACGGGAGCACCTAATGCGCGAAGGCAAAAATCTTTTAATTGTGTTCTAGATGTGACTGGCATAGTTGTGCTTAAAGGTAGTAAACTATCTATTTATATTTTAAGTTTACCTAGTCGCTTCAACTACAGTAGAGTGAAGCGTACGCATTGAATCCTTGTTGTCTATTCCGTTGAATTGCTCAAGTCTACTTTGTCTGTAAGGATGCTCTTTAGCGTCTTTGAAACCAAGTTCGGTTAGTGTGTCGATCAACTCTTGCTTATACCAGAGATGTTTATGCTCACCTTCTTGATGCAGAAGTCTTAGCGCAGCTTTCTCTCTTTTACTCATCGATCCAATGTTTGGAATAGACATGTAATATGGCAGTCTAAACGGATTCTCTCTGTCGATGATGTACTGATTGTACATGACAACGAATGAATGTGTCTCCATTGCTGGATTCGTTTGAAGGTCATTGACAAAGTCCATCGATGGCCAAACTGTTCTGATAACTGCACCAGCTTTCATGACTCTATACATCTCTTTTAGAAATGCGATGCCCTGATCTTTCGTCAAGTGTTCTAGAAAGTGCTCGCTGTGTACGCCATCGTATGTGGAGTCTTCGATTCCTGGAATAGGAAGATTCGTCATGTCATGAACGATTCCGCCTCGAACTCTCATGTCGCGAATGACGTCCCACTCAGGAGACCGTTTGAAGTTTCCTGCGATCTCTAGAAACCTCATCATAAACTCCTGAAGCCAGCAACCCAACCTGGAGTGGACGCATCAGCAAAAGTCCATGTCGCGCCCATCTCTTGTCTTCGCTTGTTTTCGTCTTGCCATTCTCTTGTCGAGACTCTTGGCCAGCAAATCACCTGAGGCGGTTCTGTTACGTAGAGGGGCAATCCACTTTGACGTTCCATGATCAACCAGCAGTCTACGTTGTTGCCGACGCCGTTCTTTTCGATGTCATCGATCAACCACTGCGCTGTGACTGGAGACAAACCACATGCATGAACTCCCATCGCTCTAGGAATCTGAACAAGTCCTTGAATAGGACCAATGGGCTCATACATCTCAGGAAGACCAACTCTGTGTCCAAAAGTGACAACTGTCATGTCTGGAATGTCAATGTTTCTGACTTCACCCTTGACGATTGCGTCATGCTCAAGAATCAGACATGGTTTCTGAAGTTCAATGATTCGTCTCCAACACTTGATGTGTGATGCGTGACAATTGTCGTGCCCAGTCATGCTTTTGTAGTCTGGGCGTTTCCATGTTCCTACAGCTTTGAATGCGTCTTCTGAACTCATGAATTCGATGCCGTCGATGAATTCGTATGGAATGTCATGCTTCTCGCATGAGTCTGCGCACACTTGTGCGTATTCCATCGATAGATCAACTTTACGTCTGCGAATAATCAATGCTCTGTCAATTTTCATAATGATTTCCTAAAGTGATAGTCTGCGTCAAATCTATTGCTACTGAATTTTTCTGCTACACACGTATATCCAATGGATGACATGTAGTCAATAACTTCTTTTGCCTTTGGTGCACCTATGTTATAGTCAACTTCCTGCAACTCCAGAATGATGTCTGTGCATTTACTTATTGTGTTCTGTGCACCGATTAGAATGTCCATCTCTGAGCCTTGAACGTCAATCTTCATCAAGTCTGGTAGTGGAATGTTGTGCTTCTCTACGATTGTATCCAGTCTGTGTGTGATGACTTTGACTTCACTGGACTTGCCGAAAAACACATCTGCGTTTGGATTGATCTTTGGATTCTCACGATACAGAGACTGCCCACCCATGTGAACTAGACTCTTGTAGAATGTCTTCTCTATGCCATCTTTGTCTGATAGTGCATAGCAGTAATATTCATATCCTTTGTGGAGATGACGTACCTCTTCAATCACATCAAAACAAATGATTCTCGCATCGGGCCAAACGTTTCTAGCTGGTCTTGCCCAATGCAAGACACAAGATCCAACATCGTAGATGACGATTGGATTTACGTCTTGAATCTTCTTCAAATACTCTTTGTGTTTTCTCGGCATCAAGTCTTGCCGAAAGAGATTGTCAACTTGACTGCCAAAATTTGTCATGTCAGTGGTTTGAATCCCTGCATGTAGAGTTCAGTTGTTGAGCGAACGTCGATTGACGTTGGTCCTGGAGTCATCCACTTCTGATCTTCTTTTTGCCACTCTCTCGTTGACATTCTGGGCCAGCAAACGGCTTGAGGTGGATCCGACAGATATAGTGGCAACTTACATGATGAGTTGATCAACTCATCAACGTTAATGTTGACTCCGTTCTTTTCTGCATCGTCAATGAACCACTGCGCAGTCTTAGGCGTCAATGCGTATGCGTGACCACCAGTTGATACTGGAATCTGTGTCATCTTCTTGATTGGGCTCACTGGCTCATACATCGACTCATGCCCAATTCTTAGCCCAAAGATGTTGATTGCCATGTCCATGATGTCGATGTTGCAGACGTTTCCTTTGACGATCATGTCATGCTCAAAGATCACACATGCTTTTTGGAGTTCAACGATGCGTCTCCAACACTTGATGTGTGATGCGTG